GAAGAACCTGATGGTAATAGTATGTCTTTTGCTAGTGTTATATTCGCATTAGTTCCACCACCCGTATTAGCAGTATCACTTTCTAGTAAAAGTGTAACCTTTACAGAAGCATTAACTTTATTAACACACAAAATACCTAATACCACACAAGTAGCACCAGAGGGTACGGTGTATACCGTAGTAGGGGTGCTAGTCGAGTTTGATATATCTGCTTTTGTTATTGTTTTAAACGTATTTGCCATATCAACCCAAAGCTATACTTAAAGCTACCACATCATCCATTTGTACAGTTGATCCCGTCATACCATCTAACTGAGATTGAATATTAGATGTAAGTCCATTTAGGTAACTATATTCCGTATCAGATACCACACCATTTGCTATTAAGTCTGCACCTAACCTATTGCTAGAATCAATAGTGTTATGTTTAGAATCTAGTTGTGTTTGGATTGCAGATGTAACACCACCCAAATAATCAAAAACACTATTAGATACATTTCCTGAACTTATTAAACCAGCATCCAATCTAGAGTTAGTCGTTATAGATGCTTGTTTATTATTAATCTGACTTTGTACATCGGAGCTAACATTTTGAAGATGGCTTAGTTGTGTATTAGAAACATTACCATTTCCGACTAATGTGGCATTTAATCTGTTTGATGAATCGATTAAAGTTTGTTTACCATCTAAAGCCGTTTGCAGACCACTAACATACGATATTTGCAAATCGCCATCTGCTACCGTTGCCTGTTTCCCATCTAGTGCAGTTTGTAAACCTGAAACTGCAGATATATTTATAGAACCTGATCCTATAGTGGGTTGCTTATTGTCCAGCGCACTTTGCAGTCCACTTGTTTTAGCAATGGTTAAGTCACCATCAGCTATGGTTGCTTGCTTCCCGTCTAATGCGGTCTGCAAGCCACTTACAAAACCAATTGATAAATCATTAGATCCTATAAGTGGTTGAATTCCAGCTTCCGATACTGTTTTATTTACAAATTTTGCATTTTGTAAATCATAGGCAAGAAACTCATTATTACCTACATTAGTAATAGTAACATCACCTAATTGATCTAAAGAGGTACTAAAAACAAAAGCGTTTTGTACAAATGCAGTTGTTGCTATTTTTGTGGAGTTATCACCATTTTGTTGTGTAGTTGCCGTGCAGTTAGTAAAAGATTTACCGGATACTGTTTGTGTATCGGTTAAAGTAACTGCATTATCTAAAGCATTAAAGTTCGCATTAATACTATTAGCCCATGTAGTTGAAACACCAACTTCAGGTAAAGTAAGATTTAAATTAGTGGTTTGTGTATCTGCCATTTAATTATTCATTACACTTGCATCTAACTTCTTCAGAAGTACCTTCATCTTTAGGCAATAAATATTTGCCACACTTTTCACATTTTTGAAGAAAATCTTCTTCTATTGCTTCATTTAGTTCTGTTTTCATAAAATTAGGAGGTTTCGGTGTAAACGGTTATGTGACTATCGTAACCATTAGTAAATACTTGATTACCCGGACCCATAGCACCAACAACATAAAAGTACCTTCCACCATAAGAGCTAGTTGAAGTTAATTGTCTATAAGTACCTGACATATGAAATGTAAATTTATTATCGGTGCTAGACCTTGACGCTTGCATCTGGTATACAGTCCCAGAACTCGCATTAAATACACCACCATTAGTGCCATTCACATCACCTATACTACTATATCTAGTTGTGCTACCAGTTATTGCTGAATCACCTGCAAAAACATAAAACTTACATTTTGGATTTTCTCCACCGTTGTTTTCTATTTCACCCGTTATGTGAAAATGTATATGTTGTATTTCGGCTGTACCTGAAGGCAAGAGATCAATGGAGTCCGTAATATTGTAATATCCAAACTGGCCACTATTACTAGGATTAGCTGGAAAGTAAGTCCGTGGTGAACTAGCAAAAGCTCCGTAATTCCATTGTTGACGAAATTTAAATTTAATGAACCCTGCACCACTTAAACCAGAATCTAATGCAGTTTTATCTGCACTACTCATTAACCCTGCACTACTTGTCGTAGCATTAGGGATCATAGCACCTACTTGCGTACCACTTAATTCTGTAATTACTCCGTTAGCAGAAGTAGATCCTAAAACTCGATTTGCAGTTGCTACTTTTTGCATTTTTGCATAGGTAACTTTTTCATTACCTATAGTTGCAGTAGCCGTTACATTTTGTGTCCCATCAAAAGAAGGTGATGTATAGGTTACATCCCCCGTCATCCCTATAGTTCTACCAGTTGATAATTTAGTTGCTTCACTTGCTGAACTTGCTGATCCTGAAGCGTTACCAGTTATGTTACCGGAAAAGGTGGAACCCGATTGCATTGTAATTGATTGTCCTGATGGAACAACAATACCACCATCAGCATTAATAGACCCCTTAACTACCGTGTTACCTGTAGCAGAATCTACAGTAAACTTATCCGTTCCATCAGAGGTTTCTACTGTTAAATCACCTTTAGTTGTAATTGCACCTGTAGCACTTGCAATGGTCACTTTTGTGACCTCTGCATTGCTTTCTATAGTTTTTAATTTTATATCTCCTTGTGCATCGATTTCACCGGATGCATCAATAGAAGTAAATTTACCCGTAGATGGGGTATTAGCACCTATAGCCGTATTATCGATATTTCCACCGTTAACGGTAATTTCATCGATTCTAGGTACTAGATGGTAGGCTATTGTAGGTGATGAACCGTCAGATGCTTCAGTTGTAAATGTGGAATTACTACAGACAATAGTATAACCATTAGTTTTACTGGTTATTGTGTGGTTACCATTATTTGCGGTATTGGAAGCACCACTAATACTAATTACATCACCAACTTGAAAATTCTGAAAAATAGTAGGAGCATTAGTCGCATCACCAGATATAGTATTGCCAGAAAAACTAATTTGTGTGGATGTTGCAGATTTAACGTCAGACTTATCTAGCTTACGAACTATTTGCCCATCGATTGCACTTAACCCATCATTTAAGTCCTGCCCCCATCGGTCATTATTTGCACCGATTTCACTCTTAACTAAATTGTAGTTAGTTGTAAATGTATTAGCCATTTTCTACATCTTTATATAATGAAGCACCATAAACTAATTCGCCATAAAATCCCTGACCATATGCAACATTACCGATCACCGTTATATTGTTATAGGTTACTGGTGGAACCGTTTTTTCTACATAGGTAACAGTAGGTGTAGTTTTAACTACAAATGTATTAGAAGGTGGTGTTTCTTGTGTAAAGTTATTAGAGGGGTCATTAACAGTTGTGAAACTCATTTCCACGCACCAGTATCTATACGTGTTTTAGGTCGCATAACCAGCATACCTTCACCCGTTTTCTTACCTTCTTCTTGCTCAACTAATTGTGATAATGCTACTTCAAACCACCTTGTCCAGACGGGCAATCTTTCATCGTTCATAAGGTAACTTTCAGCGTGACGTAGCGTTCCATATAAATATAAATCTGGCGATTTCTCTAAAAAAATATTAGTTGTTTGTGTAGTTGAATCTAACTTGTCGATTCGGGAATAATAGGAAATCTGCATAGTGTAGGAGGTCTGAGGAGTAGGTAAAAATTCAATATTTCTACCTAGTATGGTGTAGTACACAGGCTCCCCTGATGTACGATATTCAGTCCTCCTTAATTCGTCTGCACGATCAGGAGTGAGGTACTGCAGTAGTTTTTCAGGAGTTACGTCTAACTGAATGTTGCGTAACTCTAGAAAATCGGATGGTAAACTAGCGAATTGATCAGCTACAGAAGTGGTTGCACGTTTTAATTGATCAGTTGTTCGTAAACGTCTATCTAATTCTGCTTCTAATAAGTCTACGAATATAGGTATCTTATTAGATAAATCTGATCTATTTAACCATGAAGCACACTCTGAAAGTAGTTGATCATATGTTTGTATGGTCAACTACTACTCCGATTTATCTGCTTTCTTTTTTGGTGCTTTACGTTCCATTGCACGGTTAACTATTTGTGCCATAACCATAAAATCTGCTATGCCTTTTTTGTAGTTAACCCTTGCCTTATTCATGATAGAAACATTAGGTACTTGACCATCTAACATTTTATCAATTTCTTTTTCTAGAATTCCTGCATCCATTATAGTCTTCCTGTAGTGTATCTGAATTTTTTATTATCAGGATCATTGACCCATTTTTTAACCTCTTTCTCGTCAAAAAACCTCCCACTCCGCATCATATCATCAACTACGGATTCAGGGATTTCTGCCACCGGACGAAACACCTCCCCTCTCTTTCTTACACCGTGTTCACGGGCAAAATGTAAGCCCTCTAATAACGGTTCTAAGTTTTGTCGTTTAATCCACCCAACCCTTCCATCAGGGTCTTTTACATAGGAGGAAACAACATCCCCTCTATGGTTATAGATTACTTTTGCTGACATAAAGAGAAACGGGGCCGATTAAAGCCCCGTTAAAGATGATTATTAGGAGTAGACAGGATCTAAATTGTGTCTTACACCTCCAGAGTCAAAATTGCTTAATTGACAGCCCCATTCAGCAATTATCTGCTCACTAGAACTATCACCTCGTACCCCTAGAGTTTGTCGAGTAAAGTTCCTAAGAAAAGCGACTTTTGCCATTGAGAAGTCAACAAAAAGCAAGTCTGTTCCTCCAGCCCCTGCAGTATTAAAACCTCCACCAGAACCGTAGCTTTGCAAGTTTCTGGAAAGCATCATTTTGACGTTCCCAAAATCACTAGCAAATACAGTTACGTTACTGGTTACTTTTGATTCATCTACAACTACCTGAGTTCCACCCCTACCATTAAAATCAGAGATTTCACGTTTAAGTGCAGGAGTACAAACTACTGAATCTAGTTTTCCACCATTTTCATAGATTTTTTGTGCAACATCTACAAATTTAGCTTCATCTAAATCTTCGTGTGCAGTTCCTTCAGAATAATCCCCACCAGATGAAGTGGGTACAGTAGTTCCACCAGAAGATGCTACAATTACATTAGATCCTCTGGAAAGCATATGAGTGAGAGATTCAGTTTTTCTTTCACCACTACTTTGTTGGTTTTCTAAACCAGCAGAACTAGCCTGATGACTTCCAATAGTTTTATCGATATCAAGTTTCAATGCCTTTGAAACTAACATCATTTGATGTGCCATTTCAGACTGTTTACCATACTGAGAAACTGCAGTCATCGTTCCCGTTACTGTTGCGTTACGGGATGAGATTTGAGTAGAGTTAGTATTCCGAACAACTTGTGTAACTTGTTCAGATGTAAAGTCTGCACCTTCAAGTTTTGCATTACTGTCATTACTTGCTGGCAAACTTTCAGTATTCCACTCAAAAGTGGTATTAGAAACGTCCCTAGTTCCCATATTAGAAAGCAGAGGAGTCTCGCTGGGGTCAATATTAAAAATAATATCGGAAACGTCCTGTTTCATGTTGCCAGAATCATAGGATTCAGCAACATGCGACGCAGTAATACTAATAGCCATAATTATCCTTTTTTAGCCATTTAATAGTGCTTCAAATGCCTTTTGAGCATCTGCATCACTATGCGTTTTTTGTAATTGTTTTGTTGCTTTAACTAAATTGGATTTATTGGCATTTTGGCCTGTTAAGGATTGACTACCACCTACGGCTGGTTTGTTTAATACTTTAGTTTTAATTCCTGCTTTTTTAGCCATTAAATTATCCCAAAGCATCGCCTTTCTAAGTACCGATACCGCACGATGATCATACACTTGCTCCATTTCCTGATCACTATAGTTTTGAGAAAGTCCATACAAGCGTAGTGCTTGCTTCTCTCTCTGAGCTACTTCAGGGTCTTCCCATTCAGGTATAGCGGATGCTAAATGTTGCTGTTCCTTTAACAGATTTTGCTGAAACTCTAATGCTTGTTGTTGCTCCATTTGTTGCTGAAGCTGATCCAACTTTCGCATCTTAGCACTCTGTTCATTTAAGCGTTCCTGATGCTCCGTTTTTTCAATCATGTATTGCATCGGGTTGTCGATTTTTAAACGATCCCAATACTCTTGATTTGGAGTTAATTCTTCGCTTTGCCTTAATGCCTCAAATTCCTTTTTAAGCTCCGATCCTAGATGCTGGATTGCTCTTATAGAGTTCCGTTCTGCTTCTAATTGTTTTCTTTGCTCTGATAATGTTTGGGTCTTTTTGGTGTAGTCTTGTTGACGTAAAAGATAGTTTTTTACTTCACCAGCATCTAACTCAACATCTTCCCCATTTTCACCAATAGGTAAGAGATATTTAGCTATAGTTTCAGTAGGTTCTTCTACCTGTTCTGGTTCTTCAACTTCTTCCCCTTCAGATTGATCTGCTTCGATTTCTTCCGGTTCTGCTTCTGCCACCTCACCGTCTACGGTTTGATCCGTATCCGGTTGTGTGTTTTGACCCTCTAACACACTAATAAATTGTTGCTCGATTGCAGATTCCGTTACGGTTTCTTCTGCCATATCATTTAACTAAATTTGAATTTAACGGTAAAATCAGCATCATTAATAATCTGCTGAAAATGTTTTTCTATGTCTTCCAGTATATTGATTGCTATAAAGAGTCTTTCCCTTTCGTCTATATCGAAACGGTCGGTTTTTCTCCACGCCTCAACATACTTACTTTCTAATTCTAACCATAAATTTTCCATAACAGGGTTAGACAAAATATTTTTTAGTTGTTGCGCCTTATCTATTTTGTCTTGCTTTGGATCTCTCATGCTTATATTTGATGGGTTTTACCTTTCTTACAGGCATTATCATTTTCGTTTCTTTGCAGTCTTTGCACTGTCTCTAAATGCTTTATTTGTAGGTGCGCCTTTAGACCCTGCTTTTCTCATTGTCTCTCCGCTACCCTTCCGAATTCTTTCTCGTTTTTTATGAATATTTCTGTACAAACTCATAGTTTTTTACTTCTTAGGTGGTCTTCCACGTTTCTTACCGTATGTCCCTTTACCTGATGGCATAGATTCCTTTCTTAATTATTAACCGATTAAACCTCCGTATTGTTTATTCATATCCGTTATATCTGCTAACGGGATTTCCCCTCTAATGTATTGCTTCAATACAACTTTAGGGTCTGTACCTAAAATTTCTGCGGTGTATCTAACACGTTTTTCTACTGTATCAATAAACCTTTCAGTAGGACTTCTTACACCTGTTTGTTCTCCTGCACCAAACCAAACACTTGCTTGAAACTCTGCAGGGGTCATTCCCATCTTTTTTGCAAGTTTTTTCTGCAAATCTTCTAACCCTTTATATTCAGTTTTCGCTGGTGCATCTACCCACAACGTAGGCATTTTTAACGCCTGTTTCATTGTTAACGTGCCTTTTTGATATTCTTCGTATGGGTTTATCTTTTTCTTTTTATACTTACCTCCTGCTTCAGTAACCTCAAAGCCCATTTTCCTATACTTTTCAGCTTCTGATTCCTTGCTTAACGGGAAAGACCTTTTAAGAAATTCTGGGTCTTTTGAGAGCATTCCAATTGTTCTCATATTATGTCGATCACTCGTTACATAATCCTCTTGTCCTAAGAAATTAGAAGTAAAGGTGTACCGTTTAGGGTTTTCAATAGGGTCTATGTCTCCTTGATCTAAATACTCTTTAACTGCTTTTAATTGTGTATCTGCAGTCATAGAACCGTATCCTGAACCTTTTTCTGGCTTTTCTATAGGTAACCCCTGCTCCGCTAAGTACTGGTAATAGCTACTCATTTTGACGTTAGATTCAACATCTGCCCCTGCACTTGTTGCAGAAAAAATCTTTATGTCTTTAATAAACTTTTCTATCCCTTTTTCATCACCTAATTCTTTTTTGTATAGTGATAAAAGTGGTTTTGTTTTGTACCAATCTTTTTGATGACTTCCTTTTTCTGCTAATCTCATCAAAGCATTTGCTACACCTTTTTTCTTTACTGCTTTTGCGGATCTTTCTTTTAAACCTCTAGGAGGATCATACCTTTCAATAGTATCCGGTCCTAAATCGGATGCCCCTTCCAGTAGTCCACTATAAAAACTTATAGGTTTATTTTGATCATACCTCTTTGAAAAATCAGCATACGGTGTTCTTTCTTTACGTGCGCTATCACTAGCAATCCTTAAAACTTCTTGCGGTTGTAACGGATGGGTTCTTAATAATGGCTGATCGGATTTTGCGTTAAGAACAGGAGGGTTAAGTAAATCATATTGGTCTATAAATGCACCTACAGGGTTTGCTCTAAATGTTCCACCAATAAGTTCTCTAGGTAGTAAGTTATCTGACAATAAACTAGCACCTTCCCTGCTATCAAATTCATCATCCATTATGCCTCCAATAAACTCTTACGAGGTTGTCTTTTTGCAGTAATATCAGGGTCATTAGGGTCATAAGTACCTTTATTAAACAAACTCTTTACTTTTGTTGGATCAAACAAAATGTAGTGCTTTGTCCCTTCCGTATATTTCATTCTAGGAAAGTAAGTTTGGGCATCCATTATTATCCCGTCATAACCTAAACTTTTAAAAAACTCTTTAATAATATTGCCCTCATTTTGACTATCTGACCAAATTGAATTTTTCCTAATAATGTGGTCTATCTGTTCAGGAGTTACTTCACCACCACCATCCATAATTTCTGTAAACAAATCTTGTATTGCAGTTTCTTCAAATTTATCAAAATTCCGGTCTGCATTATCTTCACTTTCAAAGTATGCATCTTCTAGCTTATCCTTAATTTTAAGAAGCATTCTTTCATTTTCAGTCTCATACCATTCATCGAGTGCTTCTTCGTATTCGCTATACTCTTCGTAGTCTTGTTCTTTTGGGGGGTCATCTATGTCAAAAATTTTGCGAAAATTAATATACTGTTTTTTACTTTCAGGGTTTTTACTTAAATAGATAGGGTTTTGTAGTGAAGCATTAACGGGTATCGTTCTTTCTGCAGGACCAATTAATTCCTTTTTTGCGATTTTTTTACCTAAGTATTCAGCATCTGCAGGAGTCATATCAGGGTCTGCCTTAACGCCTTTATAACCGTCTGGTTCAAACATTATCCTGTCAGCTATAAAATTAGCGTGGGAATTCACCCTGTTTTTTAAATCCTCACCTTTAGAACCGTAATTTATGGAAGCATCATCAGGACTATCTGATAAATATATAGATGCGCCCATAAACCCGCTTTTACTTCCCAATTCTGGCTTAAATTCTTTAAAATCGTGTGTAGTCCCGTGGTACAAAGTTAACGGTACTCCTCTTTCGTTTACTGCTTTTGATTGCTTAAACCAATTGGCGAAATTTTCTTGTCTTTTAGGTCCGGTTAATAAGCTAGGGTCAGGCTGGTTTAATGCAGGGGGGTTTACGACTTCGTTAAGTAAACCAGATAACGGGTTCACTTTCCCCCCTACTTTCGTTGTAGGGATTAAATAGTCTGAAAGCAAACTAAGTTCGTTAGTTGACATTCCCTCTCTGATTAATTCGTGCTTGTTGTATTAATCCTTGTGTCCTAATTAACTCACGCTGAGTATCAATAATTCCCTTCAATTCGGTGTTATCAATTGATTGTGCATACTTAGCCTGAAGTTCCATCATTTTAAGTTGAGTATCTGCTTCAATTTTTGCCTGTTCAAGCACCGCATCTGTTTGTGCTTTATCAGTTTCTAATTGTAGCTTTGCTGACTCAATCGCCATTTGCGCCTGTATTTGTTCTCTTTGAACTTCGGCAAGTAATTCCTCCGGTGTAGGTGGTGGAGGTTCTGGGGGAGGGGGTGGTTCAAACTCTGCAGGATTAGACCAGAATTGTGCATAATCCTTAAACCCACTTAACTCTGTTATTTTGATCATTGTGTTATAAAATTGCTGGACCGTACAAAGTGGGTTATCCGGTCCCAACATCGTCAAAATCTTTTCTTGTTGTTGTGCAATCTGACTTAATACCTGTATCTTTTGTGCATCATCTCCTGCACCTAATGCCACATTAATCTGAACATCCATTTCTGAATCCCAACTAGCAGGATTAATAGGTATCCAGTTGTTATTTAGTCTGATTACTTCCTGACGGTCTTGATGCTGGCAAATTAACCTTAAAATGCCCTTAAACAGTTGTTTTATGCCTGTTTCGCTGAATATACGGGCAATCATCTCAATCTTCTGCATTTGTGCAGTAGTAACCTGAGAAACGGCTAATTTTGTGGATGATTGTAATGCAGATGGGTCTAAACCTACTGAAGCACGGGAAATGCCTGTTCTGTCTTCTTTTACTGCATCAAAATAGTCAACGAGAGGTTGTGCAGAATTGCCTATGTAGGGCATTACTAATGGGGTAATACTATTAGGACTTTTGGTACGAACTAATGCCCCAACTTCGTTATTTAAAAGATCCTGAACCGAAACTTCTCCATCCACAAAACTCATTCTGGGGTGTGTGGAAAGTGATAAACTATCCATCATAGAACGGAGAATATTTGATTTAGTTCTCTGTATATCTCTTAATATATGGTAGAGACTTAATCCGGTCCAATCATGTGATGCTTTAAACGGAGTTAAATTGATAAATGGGTGACCATTAACAGGCTCATTCATCAGGATTTCATCATACGTTGTACCTACTGTACAAACCCTTCTCCATTCAGCATAATTATCCTGATCGTAATCGCATTTGATGTAAATTTCCGAATAGTAAACTAGCTTAGAAGCATCATCTAACCTTTGATTATTCTCGAAAACCATTTCGGGTTTTCGGTTAATATATTCTTCCTGAGAATCAAACTCGTTTCCTGCACTAGCGTGTTCCAAAACGGTATCAAAATCATACCCCATAGATACCAGTTCACTCACCGTTGTCATTTTCCGGTGTGCAATAATCTGTAGGGTATCGTCATCAAATGACTTAGCGGATCGGTTGAGAACTAATTCTTCAGGGGGGATGCTTTCTACGTATATTTGCCCATCTTTTGTACGTCTTTTAATGGTACAGTCATGAGTCATAGGAGCATCTTCAGGGGGTACATCTGGTGGAAGATCCTCCATAGGATGAGAGGTTACATTAGAAACCTCTATATCCGTGTCTGTCATTAAACTGGCTAGTGTTTCATCGTCTAATCCGGTGTAGTTGTAAGCATCAACTTTCTCTTTTTCTGCATAATAATATTTGATGAAACCATTACCCTTAATGAGTGCATCCTGCATACTTGAATGCAAAGTCATGAAAAAGTCATTCTTCTGCGAAAGTAACCACCTTACGTATTGAGTGGCTTGCTCTGCGAAAGGTGCATCCTCGATCCGTCTGGGAAGGTACTCAACCACACGCTCACTACTGAAGAAAATCTTCAATAATTGTGGAAGAATTGCCATACAGGTATCACGCAAACTACTGTCTACATACTGTGATCTTCCTGCTTCTTCATCTCCAAATTCTTTAGATAAATAATACTCTAACGCCTTAGTCCGATCCGGTGATAGAAACTGGTCGATATAATCGACTGCATCGGTCATCTGTGACCGTACATAACCCTTAAAATCTTCATCAGACATAGTGTTTTCTTCTAGCGGTCTGATGGGTGGTGATCCTGTAGCGGATCTACCTTCTTCGTAATTTTCCATATTTATTTTCTTAAACAGGGGGGAGGGGTCTGGGAAACCCCGAAACCCCCCTCTGATTGGAGACAAGATTTTATCTTAACAGAACAATTCTGATAAACTCTGTTAAGCAAAAATTTATACCAGATTCCTCCGTATGGGTTCGTTCCATCTGTAGTTTCGAGAACCAGCAAAAATAGCTGGAGAAGAAGCAAATGTAAGACAAAAAGCATCCGCTAAATCTGGACTTTTAACACCTCTAGATTTTAAGTCGGATTTTGACTCTATTTTCATTTTTCCGTTAGATGCAAAACTGTATTTAGGGGTGCTTAACTCTGTAGCTAATTTTGCACTATTAATCTTGCAATCTTTCCTTTCTAGCCACTCTTTTGCATCACCCCACAATTGCGCTCTCATGTTAAGGTAAGTTTTTCCGGTAGATGATGATTCTGCTACGTTTATTCCCCTTACAGGCATCCTGCCTTCCTCCTGTAATCTGGAAACCACACCAGCACCGATTCCGATTGAGTCTATTAGACAAGATTGTGGCCTTTCAGGTACGTTGTCATACATATGCAGCAATTCACCGCATAACTGCATTAAATCAATCCTTTTCCACACTACAGGCTCATCAATAAGTACATTCCCCTTACGTTGTATTAAAACAGAAGAATCATTACCGAAATGCGCTACATCAACTCCCCAAATTAAGGGGGTTTCTGGATTATGACTAACATCTCTTTCTACTGCAGAATATGCTAAGTCAAACGGGATGAAGGAATCATCCTGATTCGTAGCAAATTCTCCTAACACTCTAATCGCATATACGGGTGAGTCTTCACCGTACATAGCAATCATTTCATTTATGTAGGATTGAGATACTCTGGGAGAGTCTAAACAAGAAACCGAAATGTTGTACCATTCCGATTTCATTGCGTGAAAAGTTTCGTAAAAGTAACCGTGATTAGAGGTAGGGTTTCCGGTTAAAATCATACGAGCATTTTCGGTAGACATACTACCGTAAGATGCTTCATAGACTTGCGGAACTACACCACTAGCTTCGTCCACAAGTAAAAGTACGGAATTTGGACTATGAACACCTTGTAAAGCATCATAGTTATCTAAACGAGAAACCTTTTTATTAATAAAGGAATCGTTAGGTGCTTCTTTGAGGTAGATACGGTCTGCAGTATATTCACAAAGATCCCTCAATGATGATGGTAATTTATCAATCATTGATCTCACATCTGCCCAAACTGCAGAGTCTAATTGTCCGGTGGAGGG